ATAATTTGCTTTAAACTATAAATCACTAAACAACTAATCTAATTAAACTCAAATTTAAATCACTAAACAATTCATTTACTTAAATCAAACCGCTAGGCGTTACTCTCGCCAGTGGTATTATAAATCTTAACACTATTATTAAAACTTTTAATCTTATTCCTAATACCATTGCTAACAGGGTTAAGCACACTATAACTATTAACAACACTACTATCATTATGCATATTACTCAATCTAAAATTTTCATTACCACCTCTACCATTTACTAATAAACCCTTAACCTCATAAGGATTAAATCCTAACTGGCTCAATTGTTTTGCCTTCAATAAAATTCCACTCTCTAAGGCCTGCTTTTGTAAGGCGAGCTCTTGTGAACGGAGCAGAGCGCTGCTCAACGTAGAAGCTCCAGCCAATGTTAGTCCTAGAAATTCAGACATAGGAATATCCAGTGGTGGCCACTCCGGCAAGGTTGAACACGAGTGTGCTCGTGTTTGGCCGGACTCCCACAGGCCGCACGTCAATGAGGTCTGTCAAGTCAATCATGCCTGAATAAGCACCAGTCCCTGCATAAAAGTAACCATCTGTATTCATACCAACCTCCATGAAACCAGAAGCAAAGTTGAGTTGCCATACAAAGAACTGGCCAGGTTGAAGTGCGGAGGAGTAGTTTGTCAGGGACAGTCCAAGTGTTACTGACAGTGGCTGCGAGCCAACGCCATACTGTGTGCCATTGGCGGACCCAGGGCCAGCATTCACATCACCAGTCCTCCGCACCACTGCACTGAACATGATCGGTGTGTTCTTGCCAATGGGTGCAGCAACAGGTGTTCCAGGTGTTGTGACAATCGCACTTGGTTGAGGGGTGTATGTGGTGGCAGCCACCCCAGGTGTTGAGACCATTCCTTTTGACAGAAAGATAATGCCAGCACTGGTTTGGTTTTGGGCAATGGCAACCCCGTAGATCGACTTTGCAACTAGCTGCGCACCCGTTGTTGTTGTGACAGGACGAATGCTGGACGGAGCTCCGTTTGCAAACCCCAACTCGTACGCCTGAACGGTCCCCACGTACGGGGTGCCATTGGAGGCGTTCCACACCTGTCCGAACCCAACCCAGGCGCCAGTCGGAATAGTCGTGCCACTGAACGGGATGGCCCCCATGTCAGGAAACCCATCTGGTGCTATGTTGGAGATTGGGTTGGTGGTAGCCGTGCCAGCATTGGCGTACCAGGTCTCAATGGTGTTGGTTGCACTGCCAGAGGGGTAGGAAACGTTGCCGCTTGGATGGTCAATGTCGTCAAACCTGGGGCTGGACCAGCCATAGGTTTCACCATTCATATTCCAGTGTCTGTTGGACGTAGAAAAACCACCCGGCACGGGCTGGAGCCCGACAATTGGTGCACCCCACCTGTTGTCTGAACCAGCACCGGTTAAGACTGGGGTTGTTAAGAGCCACGAGGGGTTCACTGAGTCCACTGTTTTGCTTGAAGGTGCGCGGATCAGCACAAACTCAAAGTCCTCACTTGGCCTGGTCTCAACAGTAACCTGGATTGCACTGGTGGTACCCCCAAAGGGGTTGATCAGGTTGTTGTACACACTCACGACGAGCGTTGGGACAAGTCCAGGATTGCCTGTTGGGTGGTACATTTCAGGACGAAGATCAGGCATTGTTATAGTCACTGGTTCAAGTGAGCGTGCGTCGATGACAACATGAGGGAACTGCCTAACCTCAAGTCCAGGTTGTATCTGAATCCCAGGCGGTATGATTGCACACACAAGCCTTCCGCCAAAGATACCAGAACCAGCGACTATGAATCTAAACTGCATGCCACCAGCCCAACCAGCATACATTTGGCTCAGCACCTGCGTGAAGGGGTTGTTCTGCGGGGAGTGTTGAACTGTGTAAAGAATGCTACCGGGTGCATCGGTGACTGACCAGGTGAATACATCGTTGTAAAAGAAGTTCACACGCCAAGACTCTTGAGGTGAGGCCTGTTGTGGTGGTCCTCCAATCCCCGCAGTGGCAACAGATGCTGCAACGTTGTCAGCCGTCACAACGTCAGTGCTGGCCACCACCCCTGGGTCCATGCCGTCGGTAGTGGTCCCAGGAACAGATGCTGTGGTAGCGGTGCCAGGGGCGTCAGCCCGAGGCTTACCCTCCATAACATTCACAAAACTATCGTCCGGTACTACCGAGACGATCCTCTTCCTGTCGCCTAACGTTTTCCGTGCGGTTTGGTAGTCAAACACAGAAAACCGCGTGAAGGCCTGTTGGCGACGGAGCTCCTTCTTGACAAGTTCGAAGAACTCCTCACCATGAGCAGCAGCATGGATCTGAAGCTCCTCGAGCTGCACCCCCCTCTCGTCCTTGTCCAGCTCGCTACACTCCTCAATACACATATGTCTCTTAGCTGTTTTGGTCCACTCCAACTGCCTGAGGATACTAGATCTATCAAGTTGTGACAACCAACCCAATTCTGACATGACAAACTTCCTCTTCAAGAATGAAATGTCCTTCAGGGGGCACACGTCAATGAACTCGGTTTTGTCTGCCGCGGTTGGAGAGAGCCCATAGTCCCTCAAGTTGTCCAGAATTGCTGGCAGCAGGCTCACCATCATTGGGGTCATGGCGTACACTCCGTCATCACCATAAACAAAGAAGGGAGCATCCTCATATAAGTTGGAACAAAACAGGCCAATCTCATCACATGCTTTATAAACTGCTGCAGACCAAAGCAACCAATGACAAATTGAGTTGATCACAGATGTAAAGGGCATACCACTGGGCAAGCCCCTTTTGGTAGGCACAATCATTGCATCGAGAACGGTCATTGGAAGTGACTTGAGTGTGAGAACTACGCTTTTGGTGAGCTCGGTTTGTTCACAGCAGTCAGCAAGGATGTCAATAGCAAGCCTAACAACACATGGTGACATCGTGGAATCCCACTTGGAGTAGTCTAAGCACAAGAAGTCTCCTGCCTTGGAGGTGAGTTGCGTTATCATCACATCAACGTCACGCGACGTCATGTCTATGCCAACCGCAATAGGACCAAACCGTGCCACAGTTTTCAACTTGAAACACAAGTTGTGGAACACAGCGGCCGCACAAAGCGCAACTCCAACATTACAACCCCAGAGCAGTCTTTTCTTGCCTTCCTTAACTTTGTCCAGCGGGCGCAGTTCATCTTTGAGCCCACAAGCATAAACATGGTGTAGGGCTTTGCCTGAGTTCGCCACACTCCAACACTTGTACAGGTGTTTTGACAAAACCTCGTCGAGCTTCCCGTCCTTAACGTGGTCGATCTTCTTACCAGGAACGAAAGGGCCGCACGAGGTTGAGAGGTCAAGAACGTTGAATGCAGCACTAAAGTTAAGGTTCATTTGTCGTTCACCCTTCGTCAAAAACCGAAGAAAGCCCAGCACGTCTGCAGCTGCTCGCTCTATGAATGTGTCAACCTTTGTCAGTTTGGGTTCTTGTTGGTACACCTGAAGGTTTTTGACGGCAATGTTCATCAAGGTGCAGTGGCTGTCTGGGTCTCCGCGGCCAAGGTTTGCTGGGCGGTAACCTGTGTGATACTCTTCTGGGACACCTGGAACCTTTGCATACCTTGTACCACTTACAGGCGGTCGCGGCTCAACACCTGCCACCCTGAAGGCAACAAGTCCACGGTAGTCAATGGGGTCCCCACAGAATAGGTCTGTGTTCTCATACACACCCTTGGTTATTGTGCAGTCAATTAGGGTACACATCTTGGAGAAACCCAAAAGCTTGCCGGTGTGGATGGCAACGACTTTCCCAGCCTCATCAAAGAGTGGCAGACCACAGTCGCCGTGGGTTGTTTGTGTAGGTCCGTCATAGGCCAGAACATCTATCTTTGTCGAGTCTGAAAATGTTTTCTTGAGACCATAAGTTGTGATGGAAGCTCTCTTCCAGTCGCGAACCGGTGTTCCTTCAGCAATCTGGGCCACACTTCTTATGGGCTCTGCTTTTACGAGACAAAGGTCAGTGGTTGGTGAGCAGGTGACAATCTCCGAACAACTAGAGCGGGCAGTGTGGGTATTTGACAGGTACATACCGTTGCCGATGTGAATCATCCATCCGCTCCCATTGAATCGGAGGTATCCAGGCAACCCCTCATAGTCGTTGTCATAGAAACCACCGTCGTCAAGAGTTCTGGGTCCTTTAGGTGCATTTCTAACTCTGGTCCTGATGACTTCATTTCTAACCCCACCTTTCCCAACCACTGTCACGTGGGCCTCGTCCTGCCTGAGCTGTCTGTTGGTCCACCAAGACCTAAACTTGATGGCGTCTGCATCATCACTTCCCATAGCTGCCCGGTTGCGCAACTCAAGGAATTCCTCCGCTGTCATGTCGTGGGCATTGTTGAACTCGCGGCGCATTTGCTGCCACTCGTCGTACTCATCATTTCCGAGGTTGATCCTGGCACCGCGCCCGCGTTTTGTCTTTCCTTTCACTCCTTGCAAAGCTTTAGTTGCAACTGCACCTATCGCCGCCATAGTTGCCAGGTTAACAAGGTGGTTGTTGCACAGACTTGTCATGACGGTGGAGAACAGGTCCGCTATTTGCCGCCAACTGAAGCCTGCAATCAAGTTGGGGTTTGTTAAACAGTCAATGCCCTGGTTGCCCCTGTCTACGTTGTCAGAAGCAACAGGGGCAGGGTCACCAGAGTATCTCACAAGTAGGCCTCCACACGTGTGGATTTGGATCGTACAGTTGGGACAAACAATCGTGGTTGTCACTGGGTCCTCACTGAAGGTTGCTGCACCAGTGAGAGTGCGAATTAGCGTGTCATATGCACACACCGGATTGCACATCACCTTCCAAATGAATGTAGCCACTTGTGTGATGCCACGCAACCCACGCAAGTGTCTGCGCAATGCCCAAATCAACTTCAAAAATGAGGGATTTATCAAGGTGTTCTGTGAGTGGAAGGGTAAGATGTTGTCAACTGTTGTCACAGTGATCCCCTCAACACCGCATGTTATTCTGTCAAGCTGAGATTGTGTCAAGTCAGTGCCTAATTGGTTTGTCATGTTTACGCAACCAAGTGCAAAGTGTGGAACCATCCTCCAAATGTACTTCAATTCACATTCATGGTGGACCGCACCAGGCGACCTGGGATCTGACTTCCTCGCAACATGAACTTGGTTGTAGGGGATGTCATCGACGAAAACTTTTGCAAGTCTTGCCGTACAACCATACATCAGAAAGTACTGTTTCCACATTAAAAGTGCTTGTTCATATTGCACGTCTGGGTACACAAATTCATGTTTGGTGGCCCCTTCAAAGTTGGCGTCAGGGTGTTCATTTTTAATCATATCCAGAAGTTCATTGTACTTGAGTTCCCGCGGGGCAACTTGTGACTTGACCAATTTCTCCCCAACAAAAACAAAACCGGGTGCTGGCATATTGTGGGGGTAAACCTGGAAGGTGAGGTGAGACATGTCCTTAGTGTAACAATGCTTCCCAGGCTTGGACCCATGTCTGGTTGACTGCCACCCTTCTACGGCCTTGTTCCGCACATCCACAATTATAACCCGCCGGTAAAAGGCAGTTGCACGTGGGTGGGTTGCGTTCAACACCATAGATGAGTTTGTGGTGCACAACAAGTATTTAGAGCTGAAAACCTTGTTTTTGTTTTCAACCTTGTCACAGTTGAGAGGGCACGGGTTAGTGTTCACCATTTGTATAAACAGTTCAACCCACCTCTCATCACCACTTGTGTTGAACTCGTCTGCAATGGCCACATCCTCACCAGTGTATGAATCAAAATGGTCCAGACCGAAGTTGATGTTACTAGGGTGTGGGCAACCTAAGTCCTTTGCAAGTCTGTGAACAAGATATGTCTTCCCAATGCCAGGAGCGCCTTTGAAGACAACTGCTACAGGCTGTGGCCTTTGTTTGGTCATGTTGATCTTCCCAAGTACGAGCGTGTGGATGTCTGCGACGACCTTTTGTGCAGCATTGAGCACTCCCATGTGCTGGTTGTACGACGGGAGTGTGCACCTGTTGGTTAAGGTGGATTCAAGCTCAGAGCACAAAACACTAACAATCTCAAGCTGATTCAGGGTTGCTGCTTCATTAGCCATCTTCACAACTGCCATGACCTTCTCCTGAATACTGGTGATATCCTTGGCAACCATATGCTGGTTGATAGTGATCCACAATGTCCTAATTGCACCAATCACGCCAGCAAATGTTGTGAGCTTGCCAGCGCCCTTCATGAAGGTTGATATCACACTGTTGTTTGGAAGGTAGCCAACTATGACTGAAAACACAAAGGACATGAAAATCAAACAGCCAGCAGTGGGTCCTGTCGGGACTGAGTCCTCAAACTTGTCAAACAGTCGTTTCAACAAATCACAGCACCTCTCAGTCGCACACATAACCCTGTCCCAGAACGACTTGATGGCGTCAACGACCAAGTTGACCGTAGATTGCACGACGCCATAAAGTTCCATAAACCTGATTAACGTTGTTAAGAACCCAGGTAAGTCATTTGTCCAATCCAGCAGGATTGCGAGCAAATTCACAGGTTTAAAATGAGACAGCATAGTGGTTGTGTCAACAGCCACGCAATTATGAAGGGCAACCAACAAAATTGCGGCCAAGGTTTTAAGCGGGTCGGATAACTTTTTGGCACCATGCACAACCTTCTTTGCCCACTGCCTACCCTTTGTCGTAATACAACCCAGTTTGCTGTACCACTTGTCTGGTTTCCTCTCGCGATCCTGCAGGGCCAATTTCAGGGTTTTAGCAAAGTCCTTTCTAGCACGCGCCGCAGCGATCATGTCGACATCGTACTCATCCTCCAAGCGCTTCCTAATGCTGGCGTCGGAGCAAATGTTGTCCAAGAAGTTCGAATCCTCAGTAGACAAGCACGGTTCAACAAGGTCAACAAACCTGTCCATGATGCTGGCACCCTGAGAGGCAAGTTCAGCCTCAGTGAAGTTCATCCTTGTCGGGGCTCCCAATTCAACAAACAGGTCTTCAACTTCGCCCTCAAAGACTGGTTTAACCTGACGAGAGTGCAAGCAAGGGATGACCTTATTGAAAGCCTTGTAGTGTTTCAAAACGCGCGCGCAGTACCGACCACACGCGCGTATGTACTGCTTGTTACACAAACAACAGGGTCCACCAACATGTCTCTGTGGCCGAATTGAACACAAGCAAACATCACCCAGGTCCGTTAAATCAAAAACACCAAAGCCGTTAGCATACTTACCACATTTTCTACAAATCTCTGGAGATTCTTCTTCGTTGTCAAGGTCCGCAAACACTGGCCAAGCCAGTGTGTGTGGTGCCCTGATACAACGTGGGGGGGTCTTTCCCACGAGGTCCGTAAAGAAGCTTAAGGGCTTCTTAGCCGGTAAGACTGAAGTCGCCACGCCGCAAGGGCGCGACGCAACCGCCATAATTTCAC